CCGCGTTCTGTTTACGACTGTCAGCGATGAAAGCGCCAAGACAATTTACATCACCGGCACCGATTGGGCGGGCGATACTATCAGTGAATCACTGACTGGTCCCGCCGCGACGACCGGATACACTGTGCTTGACTACAAGACAGTGACAAAAATTTACGTTTCGGCTGCCTTTACTGGTGCAGTTACTGTTGGAACAACGACTGTCGCGTCAAGTCCGTGGGTTCGCATGGACGAGTATGCACTTGCTCAAAGCGCGATGCAGGCGACAGTGTCTGGGACTGTTAACTACACCGTACAAACGTCAATGGACGACACCAACAGCCCGACAAATCCTGTTTTGCCTGCCTCGGTTACATGGGTTAGCTCGACAGATACTAACGTCGTCGGTGCCACTGCAACCAAAAGCACAACTTTTACGGCCACGCCATTGTTTATTCGCGTGCTTTTAAACAGCGGCAGCGGTTCTGTTACTTCGACAGTTGTACAAGCGGGCGTTGCTCCGTACTAATTTGAGGTCGTAATGACAACAAGCGGCACATACGCCTTTAATCCGTCGCTTGGCGAGCTTACTCTCTATGCCTATAACCTTATTGGCGTAAGAAATACGGCTGTCTTGCAAGAACACATGACGGCCGCCCGCATGGCGTCTAATCTTTTATTGGCCAATTGGGCCAATAGGGGTGTTAATTTGTGGGCGGTTGACCTTGTTACGGTGCCGTTGGTGCAGGGTCAGGCTACTTATTCGGTTGATGGCAACACGGTTGTCATGCTTGATGCTTACATTGAAACTGTGACCGACGGCGTGGCCACTGACCGCATTATTTTGCCAGTCAGCCGCACAGAATATGCGTCATATCCTAACAAAGAGCAGCAGGGCTTCCCGACTGTATTTTGGTTTGACCGGCTGATTGCGCCTGAAGTAACTTTGTGGCCGGTTCCAAACGGTCAACAGACATATTTGAAGTATTATCGTGTTCGGCAGATCCAAGACGCCAATTTAACAAGCGGCCAGACGGTTGAAATACCGTATTTGTGGCTGGATGCGTTTGCAAATAACCTTGCGGCGCGCCTTGCAATGATCTGGAACCCGCAAATGATACAGATTTTGAAACCAATTGCTGACGAATCGTACCAAATTGCGGCAGATCAGAACGTAGAAACGGCGCAGCAATACATTTCGCCTATGACTTCCGGCTATTTTAGATAGTAGGGGGTAAAAATGGCTTACGCATCGCAATCTGGTAGGGCTAGGGTTAGTTCAACCAACCCAAAGGCCTTTGGTATATGCGACCGCTGCGGGTTTTTGTACAATCACAGTGACTTGCAGTGGCAATTTGATTGGGCCGGCGCGTCTCTAATCAATAAAAAGATCCTTGTGTGCGATACATGCCTTGACGTGCCGCAAGAACAGCTTCGCGCTATTATTTTGCCGGCAGATCCTGAGCCGATCGTTAATCCGCGTGTTGAAAACTACGCCGACGCTGAGACCGATTACGTTACGACGTCTAACGGCACGGTTACAGACCCCACTACGGGCATTCCTATACCGTCTACGACCGTTATAACGACCGAAGACGGCAATCCATTGACTATGCAGCCCTACGGGCCACCTGTGGGGCTTGTGCAGCCGGCTGTTGTGCCTCAATTGGGCAACAAAGCGTACAATGTAAAATTACCTGTAACATCTGTAACGGCCAATGGCACAACGGTTATTACTGTGACGTGTTCGAAAGTGCATAACTTGACTACGAATGATCAAATATCGGTCGAGGGTCTTACTAATTCAAAGGCGTGCGGTTTTTATAGCGTCACTGTTACAACTGCAACTGCGTTTACCTACACAGTTAATAGTGCTATAAATTCTGGGTCGCTATTAACGGGAACCACGAATATAGTGACAACTATTGTTGGTCTGCCGTATGGTTATACGCAAATTCCTTTGGTGGGGCCGTAATGTCTAACACAACCGTCACTAATTTACCCGCCGTAACGTCATTAAATGGGACGGAAGAACTTAATGTTGTTCAGTCCAACACGTCCGCTCGCGCAACGGTGGCGCAAATTGGTACTTACGTTGCCACAACATATCCAACAACTGCTGTGTCCAGCATAGCGACGTCGTCACCTATTACGGGTGGAACAATTACAACGACGGGAACGATCGGTCTTCAGGCTGGCGGCGTTAGCAACACTTATTTGTCAAACATGCCGGCCTACACGGTCAAGGCAAACGTCACTGGTTCGTCTGCAATACCCACTGACGCCACACCGAGTGCGGTGCTTGATACATTTGGCTCTACGCAGGGCATGACGCTGTATCGCGGTGCAAGTGGTTGGGCCGCATTGGCCGGCAGTGGCACGAATACGCTTTTGAGCCTAAGCGGTGCAACGTCGAACCCAGCTTGGCAAACTTTGTCGTACATGATCGACAATGCCATTGGCAGCTCGTCGGCGCAGGGAACAATTCTTTACCGTGGCGCGTCGTCGTGGTCTGCATTGCCGCCTGGCACGTCTGGCCAGCTTCTGCAGACTAACGGCGCCAGCGCCAACCCGTCATGGCAAACTGTAACGGGTGCGGGTACTGTTACGAGCGTTGACGTTTCTGGTGGAACGACTGGCCTGACAACGTCTGGCGGCCCAATTACTGTGTCGGGGACAATTACGCTTGCTGGCACGTTGGCCGCTAAAAATGGTGGCACTGGCATTTCTAGCTATACAATTGGCGACATTCTTTATGCCAGCGGATCAACAACTTTATCGGCTTTATCTGACGTTGCAACGGGCAATGCACTCATATCTGGCGGCGTATCTACGGCGCCGTCTTGGGGCAAAATAGGGCTTTCAACCCATGTTTCTGGAACGCTTGGCACGACTAATGGCGGCACTGGCCTTACAAGTTTTACAAGCGGCGGCGCTCTGTACGCTACTTCTACTTCTGCACTGACAACGGGAACCTTACCCGTAGCGTCTGGCGGTACGGGCGTCACGACAACGCCAGCTAATGGCGCTTTGCTGATTGGTAACGGTACTGGATACACAAGTGCAACGCTGACGGCAGGATCTAACATCTCAATTACTAATACTGCTGGCGGCATTTCTATTGCATCTACTGCGTCTGGCGGTACGGGTACGGTTACAAGCGTTGCGCAAACTTTTACCGGCGGTTTGATTAGCGTTTCTGGCTCTCCGGTCACAACGTCAGGCACGTTGGCTTTAACTGTTGCGGGTACGTCAGGTGGCATTCCTTATTTTAGCTCTTCTTCTGCTTGGGCTTCTTCTGCTGCTTTGGCTGCTAATGCCCTTGTGGTAGGTGGCGGCGCTGGCGCTGCTCCAGCTACGGTAACCACCGGAACGGGCGTTGTGACGGCGCTTGGCGTTAATACAGGCACTGCTGGCTCGTTTGTCGTTAATGGCGGTGCCTTGGGTACGCCATCGTCAGGCACACTGACCAATGCCACTGGCTTGCCTATCTCGACCGGTGTGTCTGGCCTTGGTACGGGCGTTGCCACCGCGTTGGGCAATAATGCCAATGCGGCAAGTGGTATTGTTGTAAAAGATGCAAACTCCAATGTGTCTGCAAATGCATTTTTTGCTGGATTTACAAGCACTGCTGCATCTGGGACAACAATTACTTTAACATCATCATCAACCCCAGTTTATTCAATTACTGGGTCAGGTGGACAGGTAATTCAACTTCCAAACGCTACAACATTATCAAATGGCGCAATATTTTCGTTTAATAACAATCAATCAAGTGGTGCCATTACAGTTAATAACAATTCCAGCACACTTGTGGCTTCTGTCCCATCTGGGGGCTACACAACAGTTGTATTGCTGTCAAATTCAACTGCCGCAGGTTCTTGGGATAGACACGATCAAAGCCCGTCAAACGTGTCTTGGTCTACCAATACATTTTCTTATCCTGGCTCTATTACCTCAACAACTTGGAACGGTTCAACGATAGGGACGGGCTATGGTGGTACGGGCCTTACAACATTTACTGCTGCTAATAACGCTATTTATAGTACTTCTAGCTCTGCACTGACGGCCGGCACACTTCCTGTCGCGGCCGGCGGCACGGGGGCTACCACTTTAACCGCAAATAATGTATTGTTGGGCAATGGCACTTCGGCTTTGCAAGTTGTTGCGCCAGGGGCAAACGGTAACGTATTAACGTCGAATGGTACGACGTGGGTTTCGTCTACACCTGCGGCGTCTGGGCCAACAAAAGCTCAGGCTATCGCATATTCTATGATCTTGGGTTTTTAGGAGAACGTAAATGACTAACCCAAATATTGCCGCAGTTGCCAATATTTATGGCACGACAACTTACTACACGCCGTCAGGCACGTCGGCGGTTGTTTTGCTTGCCAATGCCGCATCAAGCAATACGGTGTACCGCATTAACCAGATCGTGGCGTCAAACGTCAACGGGTCGGTGGCGGTGAACGCTACGGTGTCGATTTACACCAACGGCGCTGTTGCTCAGGGTTCTGCGCCGTCGAGCGGCACAGCGTATCCGGTTGTTTCGACCGTGTCTGTTCCGGCTAACGCTTCATTGATTGTGGTTGACAAGGGGACTGCGATCTACCTAATGGAAGGCACGTCCATTACGGTTACGTCTGGCACGGCGAGCGGTATAACTTATAGCATAAGCTACGAAGCAATTTCATAAAGGACGACCATGTCCAGACGTTATATTGGTAGCTTGATTGATGCTTTTAATGCCTTCAAGGTGGCAAATGCGCCGACTATTGGCACGCCTACGGGCGCTGTAAATGCCAAGGCTTGCGTTGTTTTTTGTGCGCCCAGCTGCGTTGGCGGCGGGGCTATAACGTCTTATACGGCTGTTTCATGTCCTTGTTTTAAGGTTGGAACGGGATCAAGTTCTCCTGTACAGGTTACTTGTTTAACAAACGGCACTGCATATACGTTTAGGGTTAGTGCCAATAATGCTTATGGGCCGTCTGCATTTAGCGCGGCAAGTGGAAGTGTTACGCCTGTGGCAGGGGGGACGGTTGGCATATTTGCTTTGGGTTGTAATTCTTGTAATGTAGCAACCACAACCCGCAATAAATATACATTTTCTGGATGCGTTAATGCTGCTGCCACGGCTTCAAGCGCAGTATCATGGCAAGGATCAGCGGCAGGAACAGCATTTGTCGGTATTTTTGCACTAGGAAATAATACAGCAGTTAGAAATAAATATACTTATGCAAGTTGTACAAACGCTGTAACTACATCAGCAAGCAATTCTTCCCGCGGAAGTTCTGCTGCCGGCAATTGTGCAATTGGAATTTTTGCATTAGGAAGGGTGTGTAACGCAACATCAACAACCCGAAATAAATTCACATATTCAAGTTGTACAAATGGCGCGGCAACATCTGCTTCAGCAGCCTCCGATTTTGGGTCAGCCGCGGGTAACTCAACAAAAGGAATATTTACTTTAGGAATTACAACTGTTTTTAATACAACCCGTGATAAATACACATATTCAGGATGCGTTGTATCTTCTGCTACTTCCGCTTCAACAGCTTCGGCTTCGGGATCGGCTACAGGCAATTCTACCCGTGGAATTTTTGCATTAGGCTGCGCGCAACCCAGAACATCTGCTAGAGACAAATATCTTTATGCTTGTTGTGGAAATTCTAGTGCAACTGCTGCAAGCATTGCATCATCGTCGGGTTCCGCAACCGGTAATTCTACGGTTGGTATATTTGCTTTAGGAATTGTTAGTGGCGCAGCATCAACAACCCGTAATAAATACACATATTCTTGTTGTGGAAACGCATCGGCCACCGCAGCTAGTATTGCATCTTATAACGGCTCCGCCGCATCCAATGGAACCTGTGGAGTAAACGTCTAATGCCTAATTACTCCGGTGTTTGGAACCTAGTACAGCAAATGCAGGGCGTGGCTGCGGGGACGTGGCCAGCCGGTTATACGCTAGGCTCCATTGGAATTTTTGCATTAGGTACAAATGTTTGTGGTGTAAAAGTAACAACCCGTGATAAATATACATTTTCTGGGTGTGTAGTTTCTTCAGCAACTTCAGCGACAGCCGCTTCTAGCACGGGGTCGGCTGCGGGAAATTCTACTGTTGGTATATTTGCTTTAGGTTTTACTACAGTACGGGTTGCCACAAGAAATAAATATACATATGCGGGTTGTGTTGTTGCATGTGGTGCATCTGCTAGTTCTGCCGCATCATCTGGTTCTGCCGCAGGAAACAGTACTGTAGGTATTTTTGCTTTAGGCAATGTTTGTGGATCTGCGTCTACAACCCGCAATAAATATACCTATTCGGGTGATACAAATGGCACGGCAACTGCTGCCAGTTCTGCTGGATATAATGGTTCAGCTGCCGGTAATTCTACGGTGGGTATTTTTTCATTAGGGCAAGCCGCTTGCGTTCAAACTGCGGCACGGAACAAATACACTTATTCTGGTGACACAAACGCATCAGCTACAGCTGCTAGTGCTGCTTCTTGTAGGGGTGCCGCAACTGGAACATCTACTGTTGGCATATTTGCCTTGGGTATAACTTGCTTAACTACAAAAACAAGCACCCGAAATAAATATACTTACTCCGGCGATACAAATGCTACGGCAACAGCCTCCTCTGCCGTGGGTTCTTTTGAGTCGGCTACCGGTAATTCAACTGTGGGTATTTTTGCGTTAGGTAACACGGGTTCGGTAAGTGCAACCCGTGATAAATATACATTTTCTGGTTGCACTAATGCTTCTGCTACTGCTGCTAGTGTCGCATCATATCAAGGCGCAGCCGCCTCCAACGGAACTTGTGGAGTGAACGTCTAATGTCCCGCACATATCAAGGTTCATTGATTACCAAAACGCCTGTTGTTCCTGCTGGCCCGTTTCAGTGCGGTGCTGCGTCTGGCGTTTGGACAATCGACCAAATGGTGGGCTGGCAAAAGGCGGGTCTGTGGCCTACGGCGGGTGTATCTGACGGCACGTTTGGTATTTTTTCAATTGGATGTAGTAGTGTCCGTGATAAATATACATATTCAACTTGCGTTGTAACAACAGGCGCATCGGCATCTGCTGCAAGTCAAGGTCAGTCTGCTGCTGGAAATACATCAGTAGGTATATTTGCTCTTGGCACTACAACGTGTTTTGTAACCACTCGAAACAAATATACATATTCATCAAATACTAATGGATCAGCAGCCTGTGCTAGTGCTGCGTCTTATTTAGGATCTGCAACCGGAAATAGTACTATTGGAATATTTTCTTTAGGATATACAAGCGGGGGACAACAAGTTACTAGAAACAAATATACATATTCTGCATGTACAAGTGGATCAGCTACTTCCGCAACAATTGCATCATATAAAGGTTCCGCCGCAGGAAATTCTACCATTGGTATATTTGCATTAGGGAACGCACCGTTTCAATCCACCACTCGTAATAAATATACATATTCTGGTTGTGTTGTTAGCACTGGCGCCGTAGCAAGTAATGCTTCTTATCAAGGAGCTGCTGCTGGAAATAGTACATTTGGAATATTTGCTTTAGGTATTATTTGCGGCGTACCATCAACAACCAGAAATAAATACACATATTCTAGTGACACAAGTTCTTCGGCTACTGCATCTACCGGAGGTTCTGGTGGAGGCTCTGCCGCTGGAAATAGCACAAAAGGAATATTTGCTTTTGGACTTACTGGTGCGGGATCTCCTAGTACAACAAGAAACCAATACACATATGCTTCATGTACAAATGCAACAGCAACTGCGGCTTCTTCAACCAATTATCAAGGTGCAGCCACATCTAACGGAAACTATGGGGTCATTTAATGAATAGTAAACCGCACCGTAATAATTCTGACTTTCAACTGCGTTACTTTATGGCAGGAAGCTGCTACACGCCTGACGGCGCTTGGGCGTTGCTTTACGGCCAAAAGATCGACATGGAAGTCAAAATTGAACACTCCAAAGCCCAAAAGATGAAGCGTGACGCTAAAATAATGGAAAATGAAGCCATTTTAGCGGACGAAAGCGCCAAGCCTTGGGAAAAGATGGTAGCGGAAGCCACCATTATTGAATGCAAGTCGGCGGAAGACACATGGCGTAATAACCATGATGCCGCCATTATGGAATTGAAGTGCATCACCGACTTGATGGATGAATTGGAACCGCAACGCAAATACGGTCACCTGCCTATGTTGGAAGCCAACGAAGCCATGCAAAGGGACGAATGGCTAGGCGAACTTCAAGGTCGGGTGGAAAACTTCATCCTGTCGCAGGGCAGCATACCGCATGACCACTTGAATACCATGCGCTGCCACCCTGACTTTGAAACAAAGATCATACCGCACATCAAGCAAGTGTTTACCGCATTGAATGGCAAGGGCGAGCGCATTGACTTGCTCACCCGCCAATCACCCATGTTCTTGGAGGACAAGTCGTCATGACTGGCTATGTAAAAACCACCACCGACAATCAATTTGTTGAGTATCCCTACGGCGCAGAAGAGTTGATGCGCGACAACCCAGGCCTCGGTTATAATTACCAGTCCGACTTTGTTAGCATTTTCCCCAATACCGATGCCTACAAAGTGCATGGCTTCCGCCTGCAATATGTAGAAATTGACGCAGATCCAACTTACGATGGCAAAACACAGACGGTGTCACGCTCCTCGCAGCCGTTTGTCCGTGACGGCAAGTGGGTGTTTTCTTGGATTGTCCGCGATTTGACTGCCGAGGAAATTGCTAATATGGAGAAAATGCAAGCTGAACTATTAAAGCCATAAGGAATTAAAAATGTCTGCACCGATAGACGAACTGAATCCAATACACTGTTTTCCGACAACCATCTACGTTGTCAAGAAGCCGCAATTTCTTGATAACACCCGCAAGGTTGTTGATGAATATATTGAAAAGCGCAAAAAAGAGCAGGGTCAAACGAATGAAGTTTACCCTGTCTACATGACCGATAATTTGTATGAAGACCCGCGTCTGGAAGACCTTTGCGCTTACATCGGCGGCACGTCGTGGAATATATTGGGCGAGCAGGGCTATGACATGCGCAATTACAGCACGTCATTTACCGAAATGTGGGCGCAACAGCACTTTAAATTTTCTGGTATGGATCAGCACGTCCACGCCAGATCCGCTCAAATTGTTGGCTTTTATTTTTTAAAAGTACCGCAGGGCGGCTCTGTTGCCACCTTCCACGACCCGCGTGCGGGCAAGGTTCAGGCTGGCATTGATGAGTTTCAGCCAGAAAACATTACCCACGCCAGCAATGCCATTAATGTGGCGCCTGAGGAAGGCACGATTGTCTTTACAAATGCGTGGCTCCCGCATTCATTTACGCGCAATACTTCTGACAATCCAATGACATTTATTCATTTTAACCTGACAGTGACGGCGAATCCGCCTGCTCCACTGGCGGAGGTCATATGAATAAGTACAGCATTAGGTTCAATAAGAGTCGCGGGCAGCCCAATCGTGGCACAATTGACCACGTTTGGCGCGTGTTTGAAAATGATGGCAAGGAATATCTTTTTAAGCATTTCAAAGTTAATGTTCCGTGCTATAGTGAGCGTGCAGGGGAAGACTGGAATCTCGCGTGTGAGGGCTATCTTACGATAGATCGGGAGACGTCCACGGCAATTATTAACGCGAGTTAGCCATGACGTTTAGCGACCACAAACTTGTTGAAGACGGCGCAATTGCAGTGGGGGCGGCCACCCTCCCCTACTGGACAGTTTACCTTAATGAGTGGGTCGCATTTGGAATAACCATAACCACTTTTATTCTTATTATTTTGAGAATAATTCTAGCAATCAAAGAATGGCGCGAGAAAAGTGAGTAATGGACGACAAGGGTCACTTCGATGTTAGCAAAATTGCCAGCATGGCCTTTCCGGTCATTGTTGCCGCAATAACATGGCTCATTTCCGGCATTAATGGCCTGCATATGGATGTTCAGGACATTAAAGGCAAAATGCCATTGCTCATTACACCTCAAGGAATACCAACAGATAGCCCTATAAGCGCGGATGCTAGATACAAATTACGCGATGAGATGCTCAAAGAAATTAACGATCTTCGTGTTCGTGTTAGGCTTTTGGAAGCAAAACTGGGAGAAAAACAATGAAAATGTCTGACGAGGGCAGGCGCGACCTGCTGCAAAAATTTGAAGGGTGCCGGCTCACTGCTTACCGTTGCCCCGCTGGCATTTTGACGATCGGCTACGGCCACACAAGCGCTGCCGGCGATCCGGCTGTTTTTGAAACTATGACCATTACGCAAGACAAGGCCGAGCAGATCCTCGCCCGCGACTTGGCTAAGTTTGAGCGCGGCGTCGAGTCAATGGTCACGGTGCCGTTAGATCAGCATCAGTTCGACGTGCTTGTTGACTTTGCCTATAACGCCGGCCTCGGCGCCTTGCAGAAGTCTACGCTTCTCAAAAAGGTCAATGCGCGTGACTTTGATGCGGTGCCGGCTGAATTGATGAAGTGGACAAGGGGCGGCGGCAAGGAATTGCCTGGCCTTGTGCGTCGCCGTCAGGCCGAGTGCGCTGTGTGGGCCTTGGCTCACAATCACCCAGAGGAAGAGCAAGACCACCGCGTTGAGCCAGACCCAGTGCCTGCTCCGCCCGAAAAGACCATGCTTGATAGCAAGCAGGGCAATGCGGCTATTGCCACAACGGCCATTGGCGGTATAAGCGCGGCAAAAGAAATAACCAATCAGGCTCAGGACGCCACCGACTTAGTGTCAACGGTTACCGGACTGTTTCATAACACCAACTTCCTTTTGATGGTGGCGCTTGTGGGTCTCGGCCTTGCTATTTGGTATTGGCGCTCCCAGCACATGAAGGAGCACGGCATATGATCGCATTTTTGCTAACTCCGATCGGGCGTTATATTGCAATTGCGACCCTCACTATTGCTCTTTTGCTTGGAATTTATTACAAAATACGGTCTGACGCCGTGGCTGACATGGAAGCCGCCGCCAAGGCCGACATTCTGAGGAGAACGCAAAATGCGATACGCGCTGGCGATAGTGTTGACAACTCTGATGGCGGGCTGCTCAAGCCTGACCGGAACCGTCGGGACTAACGGTGCCGTTTGTAACGTCTGGACTGACATTACCTACAGCTCAAAAGACACAAGAGACACGATTGCGGACATCCGCATTCATAACGCTCGCCGTGAGGCGTGGTGTTCCAAGTAAATTCGTGTTATACTGTCTTTTGGCAGGGGTAAAACATGACGACGGGCCTTACCTATTCGCAGTATAAGACGCTGATCGCTACGCTTGCCGTTGTCGATGAGGCAGATTCTGCCTACAATACAATCCTGCCGCAAATGATTACATACGCCGAAAACCGTATGTATCGCGACCTTGATTTTCTTTTTACCAGCACATCAATTACTGGCTACAATATACCAACCGGCAGCCGTTCTATTACTATTCCGCAAGGCACGATTGTTGTTAGTGATCAAATTAACATTATTACGCCGGCCGGCACAATTAACCCTGACGCTGGCACCCGCACGCCTTGCTTGCCCACGACTAAAGAGTTTCTTGACGCCGTCTATGGCGCTGCAAGTTACACTGGCATGCCGCAATATTTTGTGCCATTTAACGATAATTTGTTCTTATTTGGCCCGTATGCTGACCAGAGTTACTACGTTGAAATTATTGGAACCTATCGCCCAACAAGCTTGTCGGCGACCAATACAACGACGTTTATTAGCCTCTACTTGCCTGATGTGTTCACGATGGCGAGCATGATCTATATTTCTGGCTACCAGCGCGACTTTGGCCGTCAGTCTGACGACCCGCAAATGGCGCAGTCTTACGAAAACCAATATCAGTTACTCCTGAAGGGTGCGGCGGTCGAAGAGGCGCGCAAGAAGTTCGAGTCGTCTGGCTGGTCGTCGCAAAGTCCGTCTCCTGTTGCAACGCCATCGAGGGGGTAATTTATGCCCCACGCCGCCCTTAAACTCATTCCTGGCGTTGATCAAAACAGGACGCCGGCATTAAACGAAGCGGCCATTTCGTCGTGCAATTTGATCCGTTTTGTGCCTGACAAACAGGGTCTGGGCCTCGTTCAAAAACTTGGCGGCTGGACCAAGTTTTTTCCAAACAGCATTAGCTCAATCGTCCGCGCCTTGTGGGCGTGGGAAGACACGAATGCCAATTCTTATTTGGCTGTCGGCGCTCAATCAACGCTGTCTTATATCAATAACGGCAATCAACTTTTTATTACGCCGCGTCAATTTACCGACAATGTCGCCGTTAACATATCTTACACAACGGGCAGCAGCACGTTTACCATTACGGACACGGGTAGCAACATTACGCAGTATGATAGCGTTTATATAACAACGCCAATCGCGGCTGGCGGTGTTGTGTTGTTTGGTTTTTATCCCTGCACTAATCCAACGTCATCCGCCAATACTTATCAAATTACGGCTGTTAACAGCCTTGGCACTGCCGCTCCGGCTACTTTCTCGTCATCTGTCGCGACAACTGGCGCTAGCGGATCTGGCACGGCGGCCACGCTGACCTTCGCCGGTGGCGGTGTTTATCCCGTCGGCAGCAAGATAACGGTCTCAGGCGTCACGCCGTCAGGTTATAATGGCACTTACACAGTCACTGTGTCGTCGGCAGGCTCCGTGTCCTTTGCAAGCTCCACAACGGGCGCTCAGACGGTCGCCGGCACCATTACCAATGCCGGTCAAATTATTGACTTTACAACCACTTCAGGCAGTCCGACTGTCAGTGTTTACCTTGTTAATCACGGCTATTCGGTCGGCAGCACATTTCCCGTGCTGGTGAGCACGACCGTTGGCGGCACGACTTTATTGGGCAATTATATTGTCCAGACAGTGACTGATGCCAACAACTTTACAATTACGGCCAAGAACTCCGCGACGTCCTCGGTGTCGCACCAACAAATGAATAGCGGCAACGCGCAATATAAATATTATATTGGCGTTGGGCCTACGCCAACTGGCACCGGTTACGGCATTGGCGGGTATGGCCGCGGCGGTTACGGGTCTGGTCTGCCTGTTACTCCTGCAACGGGTTCGGACATTACGACGACCGACTGGACGTTAGATAATTGGGGTGAAATTCTTATATCTTGCCCACTTAACGGCGCCATTTACGAGTGGTCACCGACGGCGGGTAATTCTATTTCGACCGTTATTGGCACTGCGCCTCTTATTAATGCCGGCATTGTCGTGGCGATGCCGCAGCGTCAATTGATTGCGTGGGGCAGTACGTTTACCGGCGTTCAAGATCCGTTGCTGATCCGCTGGTGTGACGTCAATGACTTCACGACGTGGATTGGCACTACGACCAATCAGGCTGGATCTTACCGCATTCCCAAGGGGTCTATGATCATTCAGTGCATTCAGGGTCCGCAGCAAACACTGATTTGGACTGACTTGGGCCTGTGGGCCATGCAGTATGTCGGACAACCCTACGTTTACCAATTTAATGAAATTGGCACGGGCTGCGGCCTTATTGGCCGTAAGGCGGCGGCGTCCTTGTCTGGCATTGTTTATTGGATGGGCGCGTCTCAGTTCTACCGTCTTGCGGGTGGCGGCGTTGAGCCTATTCCCTGCCCCGTTTGGGACGTAATTTTCCAAGACTTGGATTCGGCGCACCTTAACAACATCCGCGTGGCGCCCAATAGCCGCTTTGGCGAAATTTCGTGGTATTACCCAACGATCGGCAGCAACGGCGAAAATACCAATTACGTCAAATACAATACGCTGTTGAACCAGTGGGATTACGGTACACTTTCCAGAACCGCATGGATTAACGAGTCGGTTTTGGGTCCGCCAATTGGCGCTGGTTTCCCGATCGGACAAACGTCACCAAACTACATTTACCAGCACGAAACGGCAACGGACGCCGACAATCAAATCTTGGCGGCAAATTTTCAAACGGGTTACTTTGTGTTGTCCGAGGCCGACTGGAAAATGTTTATTGACCAGATTTGGCCCGACATGAAATGGGGCTATTACGGCGGCACGCAAAACGCGCAAGTCCAAATTACATTTTATGTGAGTGACTATGCAGGTCAGACGCCGTTAGCTTACGGCCCGTACAATATGACGCAGGCCACGACATATATCACGCCACGGTTTAGAGGCAGGCTTGTGTCTGTAAAAATCGGCAATGTGACTGCGGGGGATTTTTGGCGTATTGGTAATATTCGCTACCGCATGCAACCCGATGGGAAGTACTAATGTCGTCACTTGATACAATTGCCACGATTCAAAAAAATGGCGTCATTGCCATTAATGGCTTGGCGCAAACAAATGCGCGAGCATTAGGCACAACAACGTCGTCCGTCATTACTTCAAGTACGCTTGTGTTGTCTGGCGCGGGATACCTTGTGCGTTATTCAATTCTTGTGGCGGGATCTGCCGGAACTATTAACAACGCCGCCTCCACTTCGGCGTCCGCGTCTGGCAATGCGCTGTGTGTCACGCAGGCGACTGTTGGCATTTATAACGTGGGTATTCCGTTTACAAATGGACTGGTTGTTAACCCAGGTTCTGGGCAGTCCGTTGTTGTTGTTTATTCTATAGGGTAAAGCCATGCCGCTCCATCACGGATCATCGCAAAAGACCATCAGCACTAATATTAGTGAGATGATTCACGCTGGCCACCCTAAAGACCAAGCCATTGCCGCGGCACTTCACACGGCGCACAAGACCTTTAAGGACAAGGGCGGCGCGGCAAGTGTGCCGCACACGCCGCAAATTGCACATGTTGGCCCGATTCACAGCCCAGTGTCTGGCCGCACAGACCATCTTCCAATGCATGTCATGGCTGGAAGCTATGTGATTCCCGCAGACATCATATCTGCGATGGGCGAAGGAAATACGATGTCCGGCTTCAAGCAAATGAACTGGATGTTAAAGGATGCCCCTCAGCCTCCTAATCAATTACCTATTGGCGACGTGCCGATCGTCGCCGCCGGTGGTGAGTATGTTATCACCCCAGATCAGGTAAAGTGGGCGGGGGGTAACGACCTAGACATGGGTCACACTGTTTTGGACGACTTTGTGGTTCAGCAGCGCGCAAAGACTGTAAAGACTTTGAAAAATCTGCCTGGCCCAAAGAAAAATTAGAGGGAACCTGCATGACTGAAGATATTACAGTACGAATTGGAACGCCGGAAGACGTTCACGCCATGATGGACTTGGCTCTTATGGCGTGCGACGAAAACGGCTTTGTGAACCCCGACAAGGAAAAGCTTTTAAGCGAAATTTGGCAGGGGCTTGTCAGGAATTACGGTATTGTCGGCATTATTGGCAAACCCAACGAAACTATTGAAGGCGCGGTACTTTTAAGAATTGGGCCGATGTGGTATTCTCACGACTTGGTTGTAGAGGAAAAGGCAATTTTTGTTCATCCGGATTACCGTAAAAGTAAAACTGGGCGCGCAAAAATACTGTGCGAGTTCTCAAAACAGGTTGCCGACGAACTTGGTATTCCGCTTATGATTGGTGTTCTTTCCAACAATAGAACGCAGGCCAAAATTAAGCTTTATGAGCGCCAATTTGGTCCGCCAACTGGTGCATTTTTCTTATATGGCGCAAGAACTGGCGACCATGCGTTAACGGAGCATTAATATGGGTGGCGGTAAGGGCGGATCAAGTTCGAGCACGGTATCAATCCCACCAGAGGTACTTGCCCGATATAATGAAGTTAATGCGCTTGCCAAAAAGGTAGCGACAACGCCCTTTACGCCTTATTCTACCGATCCCAACGCCTTTGTTGCGCCGTTAACATCAACGCAACAGGCTGGCATTGCCAATATTAACGCGTTACAGGGCATGGCAACTCCTGACGTTAAGGAGGGTCAAAGCTACCAGCGTCAAGCCATTGATACGGCCAAACAAGCTCAAGCGGAAGCTCTTGGTATTGATCGTGCTGCCCTGCAAGGCATCAGTCAAGCGCAAGCGCAAGGCACGGCATATAATCAGGCGGCCGGTCAAAATATTTTTAATGCTATGGGGTCTGCCGCGCCCTATATGAATCAAATGGGCCAATTGACGCAGGCTGGTTTGCAGCAGGGTCAAGGTTACTTGCAGGGTGCCACTGGCCTGACGGCCAATGCAATTAATGTCGGTAATCAGTACGCTCAACAGGCGCAGCCATTTTATTATGGCGCGATGGGCGCGGCTCAGCCACTTAATCAACAGGCCGTTAATTTAACGGGTATGGGGCTTGCCGCGGCGCAGCCTCTTAATCAACAAGCCATTAATTATATGGGACAGGGTGCGCAAAACGTATACGCTCAGCCCCTTGATTATTCACAATATATGAACCCTTACACGCAAAATGTTTTGCAAGCGCAACAGGCTTTGCAGCAAGAACAGGACGCGCAACAGCGTTCAGCATTGCAAGGACAGGCTATTGCTGCTGGCGCCTTTGGCGGCGACCGTGCGGGCATTGCGCAGGCTAACCTTGCTCGTCAACAGAGCCTTGCAAATCAAGCCGTAAATGCCGGATTGTTGCAATCAGGTTTTAATCAAGCGCAGGCAGCTGCACAACAACAACAAGGTATTAATCTTACGGCCGCTCAAGCCAATCGCGCGGCGCAACAGCAGGCGGCACAACAGGCTGCGGCATTGGGTCAACAACAATATGCGCAAGCTCTTGGCGCTGGGCAACAATTTGGCACATTAGGCCAACAACAATACGGCCAACAATTAGGCCTTGGTCAGGCCATTTCTGCATTGGGCCAACAACAATATTTGCAAAACCTTGGCACCGGATCTCAATTGGGGACTTTGGGCCAGCAGGGCTTTGGTCAAAACTTGCAAGCGGGTGCTCAATTGGGCAACCTTGGCCAACAATTATATGCACAAAATATCGGTCAGGGTCAGGCCATTCAGGGTCTTGGTCAACAACAATTTTCTCAAGGATTACAAGGGTCTCAAGCCGCTGCGGGCATTGGTCAAAATATTTATGGCATGGGTTCCAATCTTGCCGGCCTCCAACAAACAAGCGGCATGAATATCGGCAATCTTGGCTTGCAAAATCAAGCCGCTCAAATTGCTGCCGCTCAGGCTCAAATGGGCGCTGGCCAGATTCAGCAGCAGACAGATCAGGCCGGCAAGACGGCCCTTTACAATCAATTCCTGCAGCAACAAGGCTACCCGTTCCAATTGGCTCAATTCCAAGCGGGAATTGCGGAAGGCACTGGCGCACTGTCTGGATCGACTACGAATACGACCCGCACGGGCTATCGTGGTGGCCGCATGAATCAATATGCGTCTGGCGGGTTAATTCCTGACTCAATGGGTGGCGCGGTAATGCCTGACGGCGGTCGTCAGCATTTTGACACTGGTGGGTGGGCAAAAACAGATAACGGCCAATGGTACAATGATGCAACTGGTCAGTATTCTACCTTTAACCCACAAACTGGCGAAGGTTTGGATGCAACAAATAAAACAGATTCCACAATACCAACGCAAACTGACGTAGAGAAAGCAAATCCGCAAAATGCGGGTGTTACGTCAATTGAAAGTCTTGATCCTAAAATTGCCGCCCTTTACCAAAGCGAATTGGGGCGTGATCCAGACCCTGCGGGCGCACAGTATTGGCAGAATGCGCTAAAGTCAGGCATGAGCTTGGCGCAAATTAAATACAATATTGACCAGTCCAGAGAAGCTCAATTGCGTCAAGGTAATGTGGACGCCCTCAAGGGTACGCCACTGACTTACGATGCGTCTAAATTTCAAACGCCGCAAGGGCCAGTGCGTAACCAATACGGCTCCTACGGCGGCGCAGACTTTACTCAGGCACCGCAGGCTTCTAGCAAAGGCCCAGCGCCTATGCAACAAAACTATGGCTACCAGCAGCCTATAATGAACGGCTACCAACAGCCCATAATGGGCGGTTATGGTTACGGAAACATTTATGGTGGTGGACTGGGTGGCGGTTATGGCTACCAACAACCTATGTACCAGCAGCCCATGATGAGCGGCTACGGTATGCCTAACTTTGGCTCGTCCCCCATGTATGGCGGTGCGCCTGATTATGCCGGCGCCATGCAGTATGGTGGAATGCAATACCGTATGTCCAACCCATATGGCGCCTATGGCATGCCCCCACAAATGGGTGGCGGCTACGGCATGCCTCAATATGGCGGCTATCAACAACAATACCAACAGCCGCAGCAGCAAATGCCAACGGCTGGCGGTAAGGGGCCGTCCACTCCTGCACCGACACCCGC